CCCAGGACGGTGGCCGAGCCGTACGCCTGGACGGTGGCCGAGTCGTACGCCCGGACGGTGGCCGAGCCGTACGCCCGGACGGTGGCCGAGCCGTACGCCCGGACGGTGGCCGAGCCGGACGCCCGGACGGTGGCCGAGCCGTACGCCCGGACGGTGGCCGAGCCGGACGCCCGGACGGTGGCCGAGCCGGACGCGCTGATCTCCAGCCAAACTCCACGTGGGGAGTCGATCAGGATGAGCGCGTTGTAGTCCTTCGAGTGGGCTTCGAGTGCGGCATCGAGTTCGACCTGGGTGTGGACGGTATACGTGGTCATGAGGGCTTTTCCTCCTGGAGGCATCTGGGGTGCCGTGCTACGTCCGATCTTGCCGCACAATCATGCGGTCGTCAACACGTCCATGCGGATTCCGTGAGCACGTGCGGCACGATGGCCATGCGCGTCCCCGTGCGGTTCGTGCGTCGAGGGGGCTACTCCTCGCGCGTCCACTTCCCGTTCTCGGTCCTGTGATGGCCCAGCTCGGCCATGATGGCCAGGACGAGTGCGCGCCCTCTGGCATGAGTCTGCGTGCGCCACTCCGGGTCGCGGAGATCGTCGATCGGGGGTGGGTCGTAGTCGGGTGGCGGCCCGACGGCGTACGGGTTCTCGTCGCTCATCGCGCGCCCCCCTGGATGGCGGTCGAGGTCAGCCCGCCATCCGCGTTGAGCGCCCATCCCTCCGGCACCCGGCGCGCGAGATGCGCGACGTCCGGCATGCGGTGCGTCCCCTCGATAGCAAGCGGCACCGCGACCCCGACGGACTCACAAGCGCGCCTCTCGGCCGATGCATGCTCCTCGCCGTCACCGATAGCACGGCGGTACTCACGCGACCATGCCAGGGCACGCGCCGGGTTCTCGGCGAGCTCGGCCGGCGGAACCTCCTCCGTGCCGATGCGCTCAGTCCGTCCGCGGCGGATCGCGCGCACCCCGGCGTTCACGTGGATCGGCATCAGGTAGTCGGTGCTCGTGCGGCGGTGGGCGATGATCGCAGCCTTCCCGTCGGCAGGGGTCACGTGGTCGTCGAGGACGTCGGCCCATGCGCGGGCGGCTTCCTCGGTGATGATGCGGTTGTCCGTCGCTGCGGCGTAGGCCAGGAGGACGGCGGCGATGGCGGGTGAGACGGTCATGATGCCTCCAGCCCACGACGACGGAGGTACGCCTTTGCGGCCTCGCGTACGGCGTCGTTCTTGGAGTAGGCGGCGGCGTCCTCGGCCCACTCCTGGTAGGTGTCGGGACCGATGCCTTCCTCAGGGTCGGCCGTGTACTCGAACACGTCGCCAGACACTCGCTGGCACTCGGTACAGGACACCCAGTCGTAGACGCGCTCGTCGTACACGTACGTCGTTCGGGTGTACGTCTGGCCCGGCTCGACGGCGACGGCGTAGCAGCAGTTGCACATGTGCGGCTTGCGCGCCTTGACCGTCTTCTCGCTCAGCAGCGTTGGCATCTCATGCTCCTTCGGTGATCTGGCGGAGGTGGACGACGTTCTCGGCTTCGGCTTCTTCGGCGGCGAGTCGTTCGGCGAGTGCGATGCCGTCACGGGCGCGGTTGGTCGGCGTGGGCTTCGTGCCGCCTGAGTGGGGGGTGCGCGCTGCGTCGTTCTCGGCGAACTTTGCGCGGCGCTTCATGAATTGCGTGAACCGTGCATTCCATGAACGGGATGTGATTCCTTCGGACTCTGCCCAGAGATGGAAGTCCTCAAGCGCATCCTTGATATCGAGGCTCAGCTCGTGAGCACGCTGTTTGTGATCATCGGTCGGCATGAAGTCGGGGGGCAGGGGCAGGTCGTCCGTCTCGCCCGCGTGCTCCTGATCAGACACTCCGGTAGGAGTGTCTGATGGTGTAGGTCTAGGTCCTGGAGTAGAGGGGGGTCTAACGGGGGGGCTGGTCGAGGGGCTAGCCTTGGGATCGTTTAGCCCCTGCGCAGGGGCTAAACGAGGGGCTACTCCAGGGTCTAGCGCGCGGCGCTTGAGCACCCCCTTAACCTCCGGATGCAACCAACACGCCCATTCCGGAAAGTCGGTCTTAAGCCTCCTCAGCTCGTTGACGACGACGCCACGAATTTGGTTAGACGACACCACGGCGAACGCCTTTGTCGCAGACACGGACGTCTTGTTGTGCTGCATCACCCCGTCATGTCGGAGGAATGACCGGATGAGATATTCCTCCGAAACCTGATCCACGATGATGAGCAGGTTCTGCGAGAGCTCGTCCGCCGCGGCGTTGAAATCGTTCATGCGCCAGCCCCTGGCGAGCGGCAGGAGACGCCGCGGTCGCCAGTCCCCGACGCCGCAGAACGACAGGCCTGGGGCGGTCAGCAGCACGAAGTAGAGGTGCTGGGCGGCAGGGCTCAATTCACGCCACTCGTCGTCCTGCCAGATGCTGTGGTGCACGGCCGTGTAGGTGCGAGGCATCAGGTGGTCACCCCTTCCGCGGCGTACGCGCGCCCAACCTCTATGCCCTTCTCGTACCACTCGTACTTGGCATCCACGAGCGCGCTCCATGTCATGTACGCACCATCGAGCGCGGCCTTCGTGGCGACCTCACCCGCCACCACCTGGACCTGGTTCCAGACGATCCCGCACATGTACTTGAATCGGTCCTTGACCATGTGTGCTCCGAACGAGATGTTCGCGGCGTCGATGACCAGTTCGAGTGGCACGGCCATGTCGTGCCACCGCGCGATCGTTGGGTAGGCGTCGCTCGGCATGGGCAGACGGAACGTGTGCGCCCACAGCTGTTCGAAGGTTTCCCAGTACTCCCCACGGGAGTCGAGCTGCTCGGACAGCACCGCGTACGCCTGGCGGGTCAGTTCGGCGAACCGCAGCGCGTCCGCCTTGATGTCCTCGACCATGGCGATGTCGAGTGCCACGCTGGACTTGCCCGAGTTGCAGGGCTCGCACGCGGTGACGAGGTTGGCCGGCTCGGTTCGCCCCCCGAGTGCTTCGGGCGTCACGTGGTCCACGCGCAGAGGCACGTCCGGAGCCGACGCGCCGCAGTAGCGGCACGTGTGGTTGTCGCGCCGCAGGATCTCGAACCTGAGCCTCTTGCTGACCGCCATCAGATTGCCTTTCGTCGTTGCGCACACAGGCGCTTCGTGTCGCGGTGCAGCTGCGTGTAGCACTCGCGCATCCGCTCCATCTGGGTCACGGTCGCGATCCCGCCGTTCGCCTCCACCGCACGCTGCACGCGGTCGAGGAGGACACGGGCGTACGCGTCGAGGTCCTGTTGGCGCATCAGGTCGCCCCCTCGTCTGTCTGCTGCTCGGCGTACGCGGTGTGCCACGAGTAGAGGCACTGGGGGCATCGGTAGTGGACCCGGTTGCCGACGACGCTCATCGGCTTCACGGCTGGCTCCTTGCACTCGGGGCATGTGCACATCACGCCACCGCCTCTCGGATAATGTCGGCAGCTTCTCTCGGGCCCGTGTGCTCCCATATGCGCAGGACATGCCACCCGCGCCCTTCAAGGTTGGCCTTGATCACGAGGTCGTACGGCTTGGCATGTTCCGGGTGGTGATCAGGGCACCCATGCCAGTAGCAGCCGTCAAGGAACACGGCGACTCGGGCGTCAAGGAACGTCAGGTCCGGTATGCAGAACGCAGATTGCCCATTGGATCGCCGCCCGTGCATGACCCGCTTGTCCGGGTCGTGGGTCAGTCCGGCATTCGTGACGAGCGCGCGTGTCTCGGCATCCCACTTGCTTGATGGCGGAGGCGCTGGCCGGCCGTCGTACGTCACGCCGCCACCCCCGAACGAGCCATCTCACGAATAGCGAGCAAGCGCCTCAGCGCGGCTACGGCCTGCTGGGGCACTACTCCGTTTCCGAGCGCTTTCAACTGCTCGTTGCGGGTCAGGCCGACGTCGGTCACCCATCCGTCGTCTAGGCCCATGAGGAATTCGACGAAGCGGGGCGACAGGCGGTGGGCACCGTCGCGGCCCGTGGGCTCGGTGGGTGCGGGTGCGGGGCGTCCGAGGATGGCCTCCCAGCGGGCGATGGCCGGGGCGTACTGGCCGAACCGCTCGGGTTGGCGCACCGTGGCGTCGGTCAAGGTGGTGCCGGCGTGGTGCGTGTCGGTCGCGGCGTAGGACGCGCCGGACGCCTTGTGGTCTGTCGCTGTCGGCGTGGGTAGGAGGTCCGCCACGGCAAGTCGCTGAGTCTCGATACTCAGCGACTTGCCGTGGCCGTTCCCGTTGCCGTGCGCGGCCTTCATGCGCGCGGTCCAGGCGTCCCAGTCCTCGACCGTCTTGCCCGCGCCCATGTCATTTACGGCGGGCGTGGGTAGGAGGTGTGTCACCGCGCTCGGCAGCATCAGGTCACCGGACGAACCCCGCTGGTTCGGTCCACCCTTCGTGCCGTCCGAAGCGCGCGGCGTCGGCAGAAGTGCCCCGGTGAGGCTGGATGTGTCGCGCCGTTGGTTGTGCCCTTTGTGGTCCCGGGCCGTTGCGGTCGGCAGCAGCGCTACAGGTGCTCGATCTGATCCGCCAGCGTCGGGCCATGTCCGCCCGCCTTCCGCTTCGCCGGTGGCTGAGAACCCCCGTTCACCGCCAGTTGTGCTGTCGGTGTCAGGAGCAGCGCTATTTGTCCTTCCAGGCGTCCGGAGGCGCGTCGGTTCTCCAGGTCCCCCACGCCATTCCCCATCGACGTCCGCGGTGTTCCCAGCAGGCCAGGCGAGGACAAAGACCCTCCAGCGTCCGTGCGGGGCGCCGACGTCGGCAGCGCGTAGGCCGTGCCACGCAGCGTCATACCCGAGCTCGGCCAGGTCTCCGAGAACACGACCGAGTGCCCGCAGATGTACGTCTCCGGCGTCTCCCACGCAGAGATCGCAGGTCTCCACGTCGCCAGCGGTTGCGGTTGCACTTAGGGCACCCCTCACGTTTTCCCAGATCACGAACTGGGGGCGGATGATGTCGATGGCGTCGCACATGGACGCCCACAGGCCGGACCGGGTACCCGCCTTCATGCCTTCGCGTTTCCCGGCGTGGGACAGGTCCTGGCAGGGCGAGCCGCCGGTGATGATGTCGACGGGCTCGACGGCTGCCCAGTTGACCTTGGTGATGTCGGGACGCCGGGGAACCGGGCGGCGAGGATCTTCGACGGGCCGGGCTCGATCTCGGACACCCACGCGGGGGTAGCGCCGAACACTTCCTCGACGGCCAGGTCAAGGCCGCCATACCCAGCGAACAGGGCTCCAGACTTCATGCCGCTTCCCCTCTCGTCTCGCCGGGTCGTCGCCCACAGCGCTGGCACACGGCCACGCGATCGAGGGTGACGATGGTCGCGTGCCTGCACTTCTCGGTGACCTCGGCGTGCGTGGGGCATCGTGCGGTCACCTGTCCGAGGTTGCCGGGGGTGCCGTAGATGCCGACCTCCCAGCCGAGGACCCGCAGCGATTCGCCAGCGGAGACCACGCCGAGTTCCTGCTGCAGGTACATGGACGTGTCGCACCCGGACACGTCGCACTCGGCGATGACGCGCGGCTGCTTGGTGAGCGCGTGGACACCGGGGGCGATCATGCGGCCACCTCCTCGGCGATGTCCGCGGCGTAGACCGCGAGGGCGAATGCCTGCCAGATGTCAGCGCGGAACCCGTAGAACCAGCCCGGCGCGGCCTTAGTGCCCTTGCCGTGGTTGGGCTGCCCGGGAGCGAACCGGTCGACGAGCGCTTGGCGGATGTTCGCGTCGTTCGCCTTCGCGCTGTGGCAGTGGTGCAGCTTGACGGGCCGCCTCGTGACCAGGCTCGCCTCGATCGCGTGGGCATGGTTGAGCGCCTGGGCGAACCGGCCGATCCATACGCACGTCTCGAAGACGTCGGCGCCGACGGACATGCCGTAGGACGCGACCATCTCGATCACGGCGGAGTCGTAGGTGGGCCTGTGCGGCGACGTCACGAGGTCGAGGACGTCCGCGTTGGGGTCCTTGCCGAAGTGGAGCGGCCGACGGCTGGCGACGTCGATGATGACCCACCCGGACTCGCGGGTGCCAGGGTCGATGGCGAGGATGCGGCTCATGCGACCGCCTCGGCCCAGAATTCCCCGAGCGTCATCTTCGGCGCACGTTCCGCCTCGAGGCGCTTCCGGATCCGGTCACGCTCGGGTGGCGACGCAGCGAAGAATCCATACTCTTCGCCCTGCTCGATGGCGACGGCGAGGCACCGGGCCGCGATCGGGCAGCGTGAGCAGATGCGCTCGGCGTCGCGGTAGCCCTCGCCTTTCTCGGCGAAGAAGACTTCGGGGTTGCCGATCTGGAGGCAGAGGGCGTCCTTGCCCTCCTGGTAGGTGAGCGGGCTCGTGTCGGCAGATGGCTCGGGGGGTGTGTATCCGTATCTCATGCTGCGTGCCTTTCCCTTGACCGCTCCATGGCCGTGACGAACTCGTCCGAACGCCCGTGCCTACGCGCATGCCAGTCGACGGAGCCGAGCTTCACGCCGCATCGTTCGGCGGCTCGTTCCGGGTGCTCGCCGTACCGCACGAGACGGAACCACTCGTCCAGGTCGAGAGGTCCCTGCTGCCCCTTCCCCTGCATGCCCACGGGGGTAGCGGTCGGGTCGTCGATGGTCTCGTCATCCCACGCCAGCGGAACGGCCCAGCCCTGAGCGCGTGCGTAGGCCCGAGTGCGGAAGGATGGTCCGCGCGTCATGGACATTCGCTCGTACGCGGCGGCAAGCTTCTCGGCGGTGGTTCGGCGCACGGACTGTTGCCCGCGGGCGATGACACTCAGTGTGTTGCCGCGTCGCAGTCCAGCCTCGGCGGCGATGGATGCGAACGTGTGCCCGAGTGCGGCGAGTGCCTGGGCTCGCCTCCTCGTCCCGGTCGCGTCGACCCATTCCGCTGCGAGGCGGACCGAGAGGATGTTCCGCTCGGTGTCGGGTCGGATGCCGCGCGTGCTGGCCCCTTCTGTGATCCTCCGGACGGTCTCCTTGGAGAGTCCAGCCGCCTTGGCGATGGACCCGTGCCCCATCCCCCCGGCGCGTAGGGTCTCGATGTGGCGCATTGCTGGAGTGGGGTCGACGTCGGGGGTTAGCGAGTGGTACTGCTTCGAGATCCGGTAGTAGTCGCGGAGGTACTCGCGGTTCTCTTCCTCGCACACGGGGTTGTGGCATCCCGAGTTGTAGCAGGAGCGCGAGCGTCGGCATGTTCCCTTGGGCATGTCACTGCTCCGCCGGGAAGGTGGGGTCGTCGCCAGTCGGTGCGTCGGGCAGCTCGGACAGAACCACGATGAGCGCGTCGGCCTCGGTCGCCGTGAGTTCGCGTGACTTCCGGACGGTGCGCCCGGTGACCTGTCGCGCGAGTTCAAGCATCCGCGCGGAGTCGGCGCCTACCCGCTGCATCTGCGCGCCGATGATCGCCTCGTGGTCCGGGGTGATGCCGCCCGCCGATGTACCCCCCTGTGGCGCATCGGCGGGCAGCGGGTCGACCGTGTGCGGCTCGCGCTTGCCACGGGTGACGGTGAGCGCCATCGTCATTGGCCGGTCAATGTGGGAGAGGTGCGAGATCTTGATCCCACCGACCTCATCCCGCCCGAACTTCACCTCGGGGTCGCGGAAGAGGGTTATGCGCCCACCGGTGGGCCACTCATCGGACTCCTTGCCCCATGCCATGACGAGCACTCGCCGCATGGACTTCGAGGGGCGGTAGGGGTGGCCAGGGTTCTCAACGAGGTGGATGTTGAACGGCTGCTCGGTCGACCCCTTCGTGACACGGTCGACGGTGTAGGTGCGCGGCCCGGTGATCAGGTCATCCGCGTTCAGCTGGTCCGACTTCGGGGCGATGCTCTCGGTCAGGTCCACGTCAGACCTCCAGTCCTCGACGGCTCAGGTACGCCTCTGCGGCGGCATGCTCGGCGGAGTTGCCGAACCCGTTGGCGGTTTCTTCCGCCCACTCCTGGTAGGTGTCTGGGCCGATGCCCTCGTCGTCCCAGGACGTCCACTCGAAGACGAACGTGGACGCGGCGCTGCACTCGGTGCAGGACACCCAGTCGTAGACCGTGCCGTCGAAGACGTACGTCGAGCGGGTGTAGGTCTCGCCCGGCTGGACGGCGACGGTGTAGCAGCAGCGGCACGTATGCGGCTTGCGAGCCCTGACCGTCTTCTCGCGCAGGAGCGTCGGCATCAGGCCACCATGTCTTCCAGGTCGAGGTCGATCAGGTACCAGATGGGCGGCGCGAGGATGAGTGCCCCGTTCTCGTATCCGGGCCAGACGCCGGACTCCACGCACTCGCCGTGGCGTTCGAGCACGGTCCGCAACTTCAGGTCACCGCCGCGAATCCATCCCTCGTCGGCGAGCTCGATCACCTGGACCCCGTGCGGTTCGTCGGTCTCCACGTAGATGTGCACCATGGGTCCGACGTCGTCACCGCGCGTGAGGTGGACGAGGTGCCGGTACATCGCGGCCTGGAGGTCGTAGTCGAAGTCGACGATGGCGCGGACGATCTTGCGGGGTGTCGCGTTCACGGCCGTCTTCAGGTCGATGGGCTTCGTGCGCTCACCGGGGCGAGCGTCGGGCAGGTAGTCCAGGCGACCGCGGATCTCGATGCCGGTGTCGGGGTCGGTCGCGAACAGTGACACCTCAGGTTCGCCGGCGACCTCGAGCAGCCCGCGCGCCTCGGTGTTCATGAGCACGGCATTGGCGCATGCCTTGACCTTCTCGAACACGTCGGCCTTGAGCGGCACCTTGCCGTCCGCCCGGGCGTTCGCGATGAACTCCTTCGCAGCCGTCGTGCTCACCGCGCCGTTCGACGCAAGCACTGACTCCGGGATCTCGACGATGCCCATGCCGGTCCCGAGCACGAGGCCGTGGACGGCGTGGCCGAAGTCGAACTCCTTGCGCTCCTTGCGGTTGTTCAGCTCGTGGAGGTAGTGCGCCGGCGATCGGAGGTAGTGCTTGCCCGTGGAGTACGACAGCGCGGGGTGGCTGTGGTAGACCTTCTCGTCGAGGTCGTGCACGACGCCGGACAACTCGGTTGTGGTGCTCATGACCCGCTCCCGGTGAGCGTCATCCGGAGCCCGTCGGCGACCGCGCGCCAGTTCTCGCGTTCCCGTGACGACGTGACGTTCTCGAATGCCTCAGGGGTGGTGCCCCATCCGGCCGCGGTCCGGTGGAGGTGCCACAGCGTTCGGGCAAGTGCGTCGGCCTGGTCGCCGTCAGACAGCGCGGCGGTGAGGGCGCGTTCGGCGAACATCAGACCGAACGCTTCGGCGTCGCCCGTGATGGACGCGGCGGCGAGCTCGTACCACCTCTTCGTGATGGCGGTTGCTGCTCGCCCGACGGCGGGCGTGATCGCGGCAGTCATGCGTTCACCTCGTTCATGATGTCGGCGGCGGTCCTGACCATGGAGGTCCGACGCCGGGTGTGCGTGGGTCGAACGGGCACAGTGCGCGGGGAAGCGGTTGCGGCGCGGGCTCGTGGCGCGTGCATGGTCACGGGTCGCGGTGTCGGGTCGGACTTCGCGTACAGGTCGCCTGTGAGTAGCGGACTCACGCCGAATTCCAGGGCGGCCAGGAACGTGGCGCGCGCGTCGGGGTTGTGCTGCCCGCTCATACCGTCACCTCCGCAGGTGTGACGGCCACGAGCTGGGACACGAGGTGTGGCACGGGCAGCAACGCGCTGTGCAGTCGCTGCTGTCGCACCCGCTGGAGTTCCGCACTGGCCTCACGCAGCGTCCACCGCCAAGCCCCGCGACCACGTGGCCAGTCCTTGCGGGCGGCGTGGTTCCCGTCGCCGCAGTGGCACACCGCATGCTCCTTGCGCCACGTGACGGCGTACGTCTCGCCCTCGATGACGAGCCCGTCCATGCGCTCGACGTCGCTCCCGGCTGCATGGAGTGCCAGGAGGATCTGCCGGCCACGTCGACCCATGGCTGGGACAGTGGCGAGTTCGGCGACGAGTCGGAGGACATCGGGGAGATCGGCCTGGAGGTCGGGTGCCTCCTGCTCGGCGGTCATGAGTCGGCTCGCTTCGTCGGCACCTCGTGGCGGCACGGCTTGACGTCGGGGTAGTTGCCCGTGGGGTCGTCGACTGCACGCTCGTCGGGGAAGCGCCACTCGCGCATGACGGGCACCTCACGCTCGCCCTTCATGCCCCACTCGGTGTAGACCTCGGGCGCGCCGTACGTGCCCCCGAGGTCGGTCTTCCCGGCGTACGGGGTGGTGTGCTCGCTGTGGCGGATGACGTCGGCCACCTCGCATGCGATCTCGACCCACGGCACGGGCGTGATCTCGGCGCTCATGCCAGATCCCCAATCACTTCGTTGACGACATCCGTGAGGACGTACTTCCCGTGCGCGTACCGGAGGGTCCAGCGGTCACCGACGCGGGGTTCGGCCTGCGACGGGTCGAGGAGGGACCACACGGGGCTCGGGGACCATCCCGAGTGATCGCCTACGGTCAGCCAAGTGGTGCGACGGACCTCGGTGAGCACACCGCCCGTGTTGCTGGTTCCGGCGGTCCGCTGCTCGTACGTCGCGTCGTCCGTGACGATAAGGCGGCTCATCGGGACTCACCCCGCAGGAGGTCCAGGACGGCGTCGGCAGCCTTCGTGGCCACGTCTGGGTAGAGGCCGTAGTTGCCCGTGGCCTTGTCGGCGGCCATGATCGCCTCGGCCACCTGATCGCGCGTCGGCAGCGGGCGGGTCTCGTCCGGCACGAAGTCGGCGACCTGCCAGTCGTCGTGCCGGTTCTGGCCCTCGCCCTTCACGTCGCCAGCAGGTGCGAAGAAGGTCACCGACACCCAGGGCTGGGTTACGCCGTCGAGCCGCATGACGCGGACGTTCGGGATGGTGCGCACCGTCGCTGTGCCGCTCGTCCCCGGCTTCCATTCGGGCTTGGGCGCGGGCTGGTCACGTCGAACCAGGAACAGGCTGCCGGCGCTCTCGCACCCCCTGCCCAAGATCACGTCGTCGCGCTTGAGGTTGTCCGCGCTGGACCAGACCTCTTCCGTCACTGTGTGGTCAGTCATCGCGCGTCGCCTCGTCCCTGCTCGTCGAGATTCGGGAAGTTCAGCCAGGCGAACTCTCCGTAGGAGTCCTTGGCAGCCGTGTCGTATGCACGGGCTGCTTTCTCGGGGGTGGAGAAGAGGCCCAGATACCGGGTGACTCCGCTGACCGCGATCTTCGCCTGCCAGGACCGGCACTCCTTGTTCCAGGTGACCCCCTTGAAGCCGGACGTGTTGTTTGACTGGAGGCCACGGTTCGCACCGTTCTGCTGCTTGGTCGCCTCACGCAGGTTGACCCTGCGGTTGTCGAGGCCGTTCCGGTTGATGTGGTCCACCAGCGGCCAGCCAGTCAGGAAGGTGTGGAGGTGCTGGTTCACGCGTGGCCCATCGGCGACGAGCCTGACCTTTCGCTTGGCGTAGAAGGTCTTCCCGCACCGATACGCGTGCCAAGACGTGGCGGCCACGACTCGGGCGTAGTCCTCGTCGTCGACCAGGGCCGCGAGCCCCTGGGTCAGCGGGATCTCGGTGCTCATGAACGATCCGTTCTGGGGAGTGTGTGGATGTGCTTGGCGTGCCGCCGGTGGATGGCGATCCGGAGGCGCTGCGTGATGCGGGCGGTCAGGCGTCCGAGTCCCGGGCCGACGACGTCCACGATCAGCAGGGTCCAGATCGTCAGGACGAACAGGCCGACGGCGATGAAGTACGCCAGGCTGAAGGCGTCCATCAGTCCTGCTCCCCGTAGTCCTTGCCGAGCGCGTCACGTGTGAGCGCGAACGCCTGCTCGTCGGTGAAACCGGCATCCACGTACGCCTGGAAGAACTGGAAGGCGATCGTGGCGGCCATGCGGATATCGGCGTGCGGCTCGACGTTCACGACGTCGCCTCCGTGTAGACCTTCCACGCCTCGTGGATGTCGAGCTGCCCGCCGTACCCGTGCGCCACGGACCGGACCACGGCCAGCAGTTCGGCGATCGGCGTGCGCGGGTGCTCCTCGTTCTCGGCCTGGAGTTGCGCGATCTCCTGCTCGTAGATGTCCGGGTCGAGTCCGGCACTGCCGATCAGGTCCCGCATGCCGCCGACGGATCGGGGTCCGAGGGGGCGGGTGACGGGTGTCGCCTCCGAGTGCGAGAACGTGATGTCATCGCCGGCCAGGTCGGACGGAGTGCCGTGGTACTTCCACCCGTCCGCGTTGGGCGCGTGGTTGACGACGACGAACGTGCGGCCACGGACGACGAGGTGCGTGCCGTTCCTGTACGGCTCCGGGGCGGTCACAGGACTCGCCGCGCAGCGTCGGCAAGTTCGGTGAGTTCGGCCGTCACGTTCTCCGGCAGCACCAGCACCGGCTTACGGTGCAGGTCGGTCGCGATCAGCACTGCCCGGTAGTGGCGCTCGGGGCGGTAGGTGTTCTCCTCCCAGCCCTCCGTCATCCCGTCGGACAGGGTGCGGACGCCGACGACGATCCCGGCGTACGTACCGTTCTTCCACGGGTCCGGCTCCCACACCTTGCGGCGCAGGTTGGCGAGCGGGCGGGTGCGGTGCAGCGGCCGAGTGAACTTGACCCGGGCGCCGAGCTTGAACAGGTCGGTGTCGCTCATGACGTCGCCTCGGGAATCAGGTGCATGACAGCCAGGGTCACGGCACTCCGATAGGTGTTGATCGACGAGTCGGGCGACGTGCCGCGCCCGAACCCGAGTTCAGCCCGGACGAAGATCAGATGCCCGTCGTCCTCGTCGCGGTGCTCCTGGATCTTGGATCCGGGGTGGCGTGCGGCGAAGTTCCGCACGGCATCTTCGGACCGGACGTACATCGTCAGCGACTCGCCCTGGTCCGAGTGGCCGCGCTCGTCGAGGAGCTGCACGCCGTCGAAGGCGTCGGTGTCGATGAGGTCAGCGGCGGCACGGAGAGCGGTGGTGAACTCCGCCGTGTCCAACGTCGCGCGGTCGGTGGCGCTCATGCTGCATCTCCTGCGACCTGCGCCAGGTACGCGGACACCTCGGCGGCGAGACCGTCGCCCGCCATGGCCGACGCAACGACGTCGTCGTAGACCGGCGAGTCGATCGGCATCGTCTCGTGCCGCAGTTCCTTCGCGCGCTGGATCCACGATGCGACCGAGTCGGCAGAGACCTCGCCACCCGTGTACGGCTCGTAGTCGCCCTCGTGCGGCGCGGGCAGCTCCGTGTCCTCGGGCTGCTTGACGAAGACCGTGACGGGCTCCGACGACGGCTCCTCGTGCTCACCCTCGCGGGTCAGCTCGGCGGCGTGGAACTTCATCGGCGTGGGGTCGCCGTCGAGGATGACGGTGATGACCCATGGGCCGTACGGGTCGTTCTCGTCCGTGGTGAACGTGGTCGCGGTGACTCGCCCGTGGTGGCCGCCGAGGAACATGGCGTCCATCGCGTGGGGGCTGACGACGACGCGCTCACCGATGGCGAACGGCGGGGGTGATGCGGGCTCCTGCGGGTCTGCGGCGAGGTGGCGCCGAGTCCACTGCTCAAACGGGTTCATGATGTATCCTTCGGGTGACGGGTGGACCGCTCCTTCGGGAGCGGTCCGCTTTGCGTTGTGGCTACTTGCGGCGATTCCTCGACTTCGAGGACTGCTCGCGTAGTGGGTCCGAGCCGTCGGCGTCATCGCCGCTGTCGCCGCCCGGAAGGACGGCGAACGAGCGGATGAACGTCTCCGCCTGGGCCGGCGTGAACCGGATGGATCGACCTACGCGAAGGTGCTCGAACTTCGGCACCCGACGACGGATCCAGTCGGCGGACTTCTCGAGCCGCTCGGCCAGATCGTCAATGGAGACGGTTTCGCCGATCATCGAGTCGCCTCCGACAGGTTTGGCCTGGCGAACTCCCCGAACAGCTCCCGAGCAGCGTCGTCATATGCCCTAGCCGCCGCTTCGGCAGTTGCAAAAGTGCCGAGGCTGCGGTCAGTCCCGTGCGCCTTGATTCGCGCGGACCATCGCCCCGACTTTGTCGGAGCGACGCCCTTGTACCCCGACCGGTTGTTGCGGTTGAGGCCACGGTTTCGGTTGTTCTCGGCGCGCGTGGCCTCACGGAGATTCACACGTCGGTTATCGAGCCCGTCGCCGTTGATGTGATCCACGAGCGGCCAGCCGGTCAGGAACGTGTGGAGTGACTGCGTCGTGTGCCTGCCGGAAGCCCTGACGTTCCGCTGTGCGTAGGGGCGCCGTCCGTGGTCGGGGTTCGTCTGCCACGGGCCGGCGGCCATTACCGCTGCGTAGTCAGAGGCGTCCACGAGCGCGGAAAGCCCCCGAGTGAGGGGGATTGACAGGGTCGTGTCGAGGGCCATGACCTACTCCCCTGACGGGAGGAAGATCTTGGGGTCGAGTTCGAGCAGCGAGCAGATCTGCACGATGCGGTCCGCGCGGACCTGCCATCCCTGCTCTGCCCATGTGGCGACCGTGCGGCGTTGGACGCCCATACGGTTCGCGAGTTCGGCCCGTGTCAGTCCCTTGCGGACTCGCATCAGGTCGACGTATTCGGAGAGGGTGACCTCTGCTGAGATCGTCGGCTTCTGCATGACCTCACACTAGCCGCATGTACATGCGACGGTCAACACGAACATGCGGTGGTGAGGGAGAACATGCGGCGGGCATGCGAAGCGGCAGGTCAGCACCCGTTCCTTATGACGAAACCGCACGTACGGTAGCGCGACCGCACGTTCGTGCGGTAAATTTGCGGGATGGACCCTAACGAGAGTGACGACGTGACCCTGGCTCGCGAGGCGTTCGCCAGAGCGCTGCGCGTGAAGATGATCGAGGGGGGTGTGAACATCCGCGACCTCGCCCACCGCACACGCGAGGGTGGAGCCGTCGGCATGGCCGAAACCACGCTCGGCAGGTATGTCCGCGCGGAGCAGTCTCCACGCTGGACCGAGCAGGTCCTACTGGCCGACGCGCTGGGCGTGGACGTGGTTGATCTGATCGCCTATGCGGTGGCCGAGTTCGAGCTGCTCAAGGGCGGCGGCGCTTCCAAGAGGGCCACCCGCATCCGCCGAATCACCCACTAACTCGACAGTTCACCCGTTGCCTAGGCACACGAAATCCTCCGCAGAGGGTTAGCGTGGGGCCACCAATGAAGCAGCAGGGGAGTCAGTGTGGACATGTCCCGATGTATCTGGCAGAAGCTCGCCAACGCGGGGGCCAACGTGCCCCTCGATCCAGCGGACCTCGATGCGACGCACCTCATCATCGCGGCGGCGTCCGGAGTGGACGTCGCCGCGATGATGAAGGACGTTACGACGCCGCCTGGATCTGCAGGACACCTTCGGTCGGCGTGAGATCGACCGGGCTACTGCTCGATCTGAGGGTGGCTCTGTGCAAGGGCTCCAGAGATCGCCGACCTGATCGCGATCTGGGCCGCGGGCATCACGTGCCCATACCTGTCGACGGTCGTCGTGATGGACTCGTGGCCGAGGTGTGCCTGTACGTAGTTAATGGGCACACCCGCACCGAGGAGCCAGGAAGCGTTCGTGTGTCGCGCGTCGTGGATGCGCGGGCGCTTCCCCAGCGGCGGGTCCAGGGGCTGCAGCACCTGCCCCTCTGCGTCGACACGCCGCGGCGTCCGCTTGGAACCGCCGACGACGGCGTCCTCGCCGTTGGCCAGGCGGATCGCGGGCTGCCAGACGCTCGCGTGGAACGTCGTGTGCCGCACTGGTCCGCCGGCCATGTTGCGGAACACGTACGCATCTCCAGCGCGCTTGTCGACGAGCGGCGTCAGGAGACGGACCGTCTCGGACGAGAGTGCCACGGTGCGCTGCGACCTGGACGACTTCGGCACGCCGAGCACGCGGCCCCTCTTCCATGCCCGGACCACGGTCGCCGTGCCGCGCTCGAGGTCAACCTCCCCGACCCGTAGCGCGGTGGCCTCGCCCCAACGCAGGCCGGTCGAGAAAAGGAACTCGACGAGCGGTCGCCAGTGCGGCGTGAAGCACGCCAGGATCCGCGTGTACTCGTCGTGGGTGAGGAACACCATTGGCTCGGTCACGGTGCGAGGCAGGCGTGTGCCCTTGCAAGGGTTGGACTGGACTAGGCCCTTAATCTCCGCGTGCGCGAACACGGCGCTGAGGAACCCGTGCTTGTTCTTGATGGTCTTCCCCGACGCTGGCTTGCCGCGCCACATCTTCTTCGCCATGGCGTTGACCCACCGAGACACCTCCTCGTGGGAGACGGCATCGATGGGCATCATCCCGAGGTTGCCGAGGTCGTTGGCCACGTAGGAGCGGTACTTCGCGATGGTGTCTGCCTGGACGCCGGACAGGGCGTCGATGTGTCGGGTGCACCACTGGGCCACGTTGGGCGTGCCCTCTGCGGCTCCGGTCCGGGCGTCGAGGATCTCCAGGGCGCGCGCGGCCCCGACGTCATCCAGGAGCTTCACGAACGCGTTCGCGCCCCGGATCGAGGCGAAGGTACGGGACGTGTTCTTGGACCCGCGACCGCCCATCCGGAACTGGACCTTGTACGTCACGCTGCCGTCTCCGGCGACGTGCGGCTGTGGTGTCGCAGCCACTATGGCGTCGCCTTTCTGGCCACATCGGTATCTAGCCCCGCGAGCCGGGCGATTTTTGGCTCGCTCTTCATCTTGCGCTTGATGTGGCGAAGCGCGTAGATGGTCCGCCCAAGACGCTCGGCCTGCACCGCCTCGGTGTCGCGTGTCGTGGACAGGTACTCAAGCTCTGGCCCCGTCCACTCCTTGCGATTGTTGCGCGCCGCAGTCGTCGTCCCGGACTGCTTATCCCTCGTGTACTGCAGCGCTGCCGCATCGAACGTGCCGCCATCGCTCCTGCGCCGTTCGCTCACCGCCGCAGATTGGCATGACATGCAGCGCGACTGGTGCGCCCCACTCTGGCGCATGGAGTAGTTCTTGGCGGCGAGGAACTTGCCACACCGCGGGCATGTCTTCGCGATCAGCCAGGACCCACGAAACCTAGGAAGTTGCGGGAAGGATCCGGCGCGCCATCTCGGGCGCGATGAGGTCCCGCGAAGAACCTGGCGGCGCGCATAGACGGCAGTCACGGTGCGGCCAACACGCCGGGCCACATCGCTCGCACTGAGGCTGGGATTGAGCACGAGCGCGTCGTCACTGGGCTCCCAGGGGCGCCTACTACCCCCTACTTCCGATGTCGGCATACTGGCCATCATGCCACCTCCCCGTGCTCACGTGTGAGCACACAGTTCGCGGAATCACCCTGTTCCACCCCGATTCACCGAGACGGCCAGCGGCAGAAATCGGCTCAACCCCAACGTTTGCAACGTTCCCAGTGTACCATCGGAGGTGGTTCAAGTCCCCCTCCGGACACTGATGTCGATGCAGGTCAGAGCGATTTTGTTAGCACTTTGACTTCGGTGTGAGCACCCCGTGTGAGCACGTTCCACCCGGGAGTACCGCCCGTTCACCCGGTTTCACCACGATTCACCGTCGAGATTGCTGGTCAAATCGGCGCGACAGGCGGACCATCGGAGCATGAGCCCGAAGACAATGAGGCACCTCGCGGCCGTCGCCGTGGTCATGGCGCTCGCGGCCTGCGGCAGTTCCGAGACGCCTGCCGTCGAGTTGTCACCCTCCGTGTCGCCCGTCGTCGAGTCGGCCGCACCGTCGCCATCGGGTGAGCCATCGCCGAGCGGGGATGCTCCATCGATGGACGACGTCATCCAGGCGGAGGCAGCGACCGTGGCCCAGGAGTACCTAGTCATCACAGGCTTCTCCCGCGATGGCCTGATAGCCCAGCTCCAGGTAGGCGAGGGTATCCCCGTGGATATCGCGACGTCGGCCGTGGATTCGCTCGAGGTCGACTGGAACGAGCAGGCCGTACGGTCCGCGACGCAGCACCTCGAGGGCGAGCGGATGACCCGCGGCGAGCTGGTCCAGTTGCTCACGTCAGAGTATGGCCAGTACACGATCGAGCAGGCTGAGCACGCCGCGGACGCGGTCGGATAGCCAGCGACGACCCAGGAGAGGACCACCGTCATGACCGAGCAGCCCGCCGAGGACGAGACGCCCCCCGTTCGCGGTATCCCCACTGACCCGCGCGAGTTGGAGAGGTGGAAGGACGAGTTCACCGAGGACCTCGTGGCCGGCGAGTGTGGCGGCGTCGGCGCACCGTGGAGGAATCACCGATGAACGGCTGCGATTGGACAGCGGGCGGCCAATGCGCCAAGCCCGCGACGATGCTGGTCCAGTCCCAGGGGGTGAACGACACCGGGATCATGGTCCTCGTGATGTGGGATGGCGACTGGGGCACGGTTCCTGATCCGAAGTCGTTCTACTGCCTCGACCACGCGCGGCACATCCTCGCAGGGCTGCCGACGCTGGCGCCCGCGCTGACCGACATCACGGCCCACGGCGAGATTTTCACCCACGGCTGAGGTTGTGGGTGCGTTCGACGACGGGTAGCGTCCGAACGGTGATGCTGGCGCGGCTGTCACCCAGTCGGCAGAACGAAAGAACCGCCCCACCTTCGAGAGGTGGGGCGGTTCTGTGTCGACCGGGGTGCGTACTACCCGAGGTCGGGCGTCACGATCAGCGTGGCGTACCCCTCGGTCGGTGCCGTCGTGATGACGCCACCCAGGGTGACCTCCACCTCGACGTTGTACGTCCCCGCGACGAGGGTGCCGGTGAGGGTGTGGTGCACCATGCCCGTTGTCGGGGCGGCGTCGAGTGTCGCATCGAGGACCTCGAGCGTCCCGCCGGCCGCCAACTTCGCGAGCAGTCGGACAGTGGAGCCGGTGAGATCGACAGGTGCGCCGACGTCATCGAAGACGGTGAGGGTGATGGCGTGCGTGTCGCCGCTCTTGACTGTGTTGCTCATATCTCCAGCTCCAATGTCCGGGCGGATGTGGTGACGGCGGTATCCCAGTCGGGCGGCGTCGTGACGGTGAGGTCCCGCCCGGGTGTCGGAGACAGGGTGATGGTGCGGTCACCGGGCGTCGCGAGGGTGAGCGTCCACGGCGTGTTGCGCTCGGCGCTGACCGCGCCTCCGCCGGTGACGGTCGGTGTACCGACCGCTGCCAGGGTGGCGACGCCCGGAGGCGACACCGTGACAGTCGTGGCGACCTGGGGTGTGCCGATCGCGGTAGCCGAGGCGACGCCTACCGGGGCGACGGTCACGGTGGGCGTGACGGTGGGCGTACCCACTGCGGTCGCCGTTGCGATCCCTGTTGGCTCCACCGTGACCGTGGTCGTGACAGTCGCCGAGCCGAGGGCACCGCCGGTCGCGATACCCGTCGGCTCCACCGTCTGCGGGCTCGATGTTATGTACGGACCGATCGCCGACGTCGCCCCGTTGTCCATCTGGATCGAGTCCCAGAACGTCTCCCACCCGGAGGACGAGTTGTTCGGGTGGCCGATGTCGATGGACACGGCGTCGGCGGTCCCGAGGTCGACGGCGCTGGACGTCAGGGTCGCCAGGGCCGTGGTCGAGTCGCCATCGAAGATGGTCGCGGTGTATGAGTCGGTGGCCCCGGCGTTGCCGACGTTGAACACGAGCTCGATCCGGTTCTGCCGGTTCGCGACCCATACCCCGGTAGCGGTCTGATCGATCGCGCCTCCCGCGCCGGTGCGGGACAGCAGCCTTCCCGCCGTGTCCACGGCAAGGCGCATGATCTGCCCAGTCGAATGCCGCAGGTTCAGGATCTCGCGCGTCCCGGGAGGAAGGGACGCCGCCCGGTGGTATCCCGAGGATGCACCCGTCGGGGAGGCTGCGACGAACGGGAGCCGCACCAGCCCGGTCGCGGTTCCGGGAGTGAACTTCAGGCCCGTGGTGCCCTCGTGCGCGGTGTCGGACTCGAATTGGATGGTTCCGCCCGTGCCAGGGCTGACCGTGCTCGCTGCTGTGCCGTCCACTGCGAGCACGTTCGCCTTCGCGCAGGTCACGCCGTCCGTGTTGTCGAACAGCCACTGTCGTAGCGTCACTGGTGGTTCCTCCTCCTGCTCCTGTGTGGTCACGGGTGCGGGCAGGATCGCGCCGACCTGTTGGTACCCGTGGGGGATGCCGAGCAGGTCGGCGATGTCGTCAGGCAGCGGCACGGCGATCGCGTTCGCCGGCGTCGTCGTGCCCTGGTGGTTCGCCCCGAGCTTGGCACCCGGCGGACCACCGACTGCAGCAGGTGAGTTGTTGGCGAGGGACCACGTGTTGTACGAGTTGCGGAACCCGTCCACCTTCCCGAGCTGGATCATGGAACCGGGCGGCGCGGTCGGGAACCAGTTGCCCGCGATCTCGTCGAAGAAGTCCCACCCGAGGAGAACGCTGTCCGCCCCACCGTCGGGGTCTCGCACGGCCGTGGCAGGATCGTGGTACGCGATCGCGGACGCGATCGTCGGCTGACTAGTGATCCGGTTGTTGATCAACCGGTTATGAATGGAGACCCAAGGCACGATGTCGAATGTCTTGTTGCCCGGGGTCCCCGTGTTGATCCGGTGATCCTGCTGGAAGTTGATCGAGACGCGACCACCCTCGAAGTCGCAGTTCGCGATTGTCACGTAGTCGCTGTCGAATACCTTGATCGCCCAGTCAACAACGTTCGTGGCCCGGCAGTTCACAAACCAGGATCGGTGCTGAACCCCGTCGGTGAACCCGCCTCCGGACAACTCCGACTCGAAGCCGACGAGGACGTTGTTCGCCAGGACGTTAGCGACGATGAACCGCGTACAGGACACATCGAGCCAAACACCTATGGCTCCGGGGACGTCGTCCACTATCCCGTTCTCGACGACGATGTCATCGGTGCGGGTGATCTTCACGCCGGCTGCGACGGGCTGTCCGTGCCACCTGCCGCGGTTGCAGTTCCGGATCAGGAACTCGGAGACCACTGAGCCGTCAGCCGTGGTGATCTGCATGCCCGCGTTGTTGCATTCCTCGATGGTCACGTGCATCACGGCAACCGGCCGGATGATTGACATCGCGTGCATCCCGGACTCTCGGAACGTCATGTTTTCGATGGTCGAGTCGTGTGCTGATCCGGCGACGTAGAGCATCGACGACGCGACACCCTCGACGCCGGACGGGGAGTAGCGGCGGACGCCGAAGCCTCGCAGGTGTGTGCGGCCGGTCTCGACCATCCATACGCGCTTCTCGGCAACGCGCACCGACTTGCCGAACGGGTTCGTGCCGATGGTCAGGATGTCCGTGGAGCGGTTCACGGAGAACTGCCCTGCGCTGGGCGTAACCCCGTCGGCCACCTGGACCTGTGGGACGTCATCAATCCAGACCTGCTCGGGCAGGTGAGCGAACCCGTCCCCGATCTGCGGGTAGTTGGCCGCGCTGATCGGGTTCCAGTTCACGGTGGGTGCGGCCCATGGTCCAGTGCCAGACCACGACTCGTACACCCGCGACCCGTCGAACCAGACAGCCTCACCGGGGTACGCCTGTATCCACAGGGTCTTGGTTGTCGGAGTCGTGACTTCCTCGTGGTACTCGCCCGCCCTGAGCACGATGGACGACGCGCCTGTAGGCGCCGCTGCGATAGCGGCACCCAGTGTCCGCTTCGGGAAGACGACCCCGGTCGCTGAGTCGTCACCGGACGGCGATACGAACAGGACAGGACCAGACGGCACCGGGTACGTAGCCTCACCGACCGGAAGCGACCCGACGACGACGGGCGTAGTCCAGGACACGGGGACCTACAGCGTGAAGATGCGGTTCGAGCCGGCGTCCCACGCAACGGTGATGTCGCCCCCATTGGGCACGACCGGCAGGTTGGTCCCTGTGTCGTACCACGCGATGACACGCTGCGCCGACGCCGCGACGTCCCCACCACCACCGACGGCAGACGACTGGAACACGAGCAGGCCGTGGCTCCCTGCGTCCGCGGTGACTGCGGTGAACGTGATGTCTGCGGCGTCGGCGGTGCCCTGCGTGACCGTCTTCGATGCGAGCTCGGCAGAGGTGGCGTGCAGGGTGCCGCCACCGGTGGTGACGTCCGAGACGAACTTGTCCGTGTCGTCATAGGTGTACCCACGCACGAGCGCGACCTTGATCGCCGCCGTGTCGAAGTCGACCTCACCGGCAAGGAAGCCTTCACGGCCGAGAGGAAACAGTGCGTTGGCCATGAGTCAGCGCCCCTTCGTGATGTCGGTGGATGCTTCGGCGTCGGGGAGCACACGGCCCGCGACGATGGGTCCGCCGTCGTCGTACGCCGGCGCCTTGGCCGAGCCGAGCACGATGCGCGTGAGCCAGTCGGGCATGTGCGGCTCGACCGCCCGGACGAGCGCGTAGTACGCGGCCTGCGAGAGGCCAGTCAGCGCGACGATGAGACCGGCCTGCGTCTCGGCATCCAGCTCGACACCGAGAGTCAGTAGCCAGGACACGAGCGCACCCACGGCGATGGGGACGTACGTGCGCAGCAGCGACGTCAGGAAGTCAGGCATGGTCTTCTCCTAGAAGGCGAGTCGGGCGGCCAGGGCGTCGGCGACGGCCTGGGCAACTGGCGCGGACAGGCGCTCGATCAGGGCGTCGGCAACGTCGTTGGCGTCAACGTCGACCTCGACCGGGACGGCAGCGTCGGCGACCTGCCCGGCCAGGACGCGGCGAGCGACGTTCAGGGTGCGCTCCGCAATGTCGCGCGGAGGTGCGGCACCCGTGCCGTCCTTGATCGGGGCAGCGAGGAGGCTGTAGATGTCGTCAACCTTCTCCTTGAGTTCGTCCTGCGCAGCGCTGCTGAGTGCCATGAGGAAACCCTCTTCCGTCTTCTGGGGTACCGTCTCCGGGCTACCGCCGTCGAGGAGACGCTGGACACCAGGCCAAACGTCCTGGTGAATCTGAGTGACCCGCCCGTAACCCGGGCAGATCTTGCCGAAGTGCTTGGTGTACCGCATGCCGCCGCCGCGCTGGTTTCGCCCAGCCTGGATCGAGGGCAGCGAGGGGAAGTTCCCGTCACAGCCGAGACGGTGCCAGCTCAGCCCCTGCGATGACGAGGAGCCGGCGAATGCTGTGGTCGCCAGCTTTCGGGGAATGGGGTGTGTCTTCATGCACCAGGCGACGAGCTTGACGATCGACGCGAGTTGCGCTGCACGCCACTTCTCGTTGCCGTCTTTCGCGACGCCAGCCGTCTCGATCGAGATGGTCGCGTCGTTGCCTTCCAGGTCTGCGAACGCTCGCATGGAGGTGTCGACGTACTGCTCGACCGTGCCGTCGTACGCGACATGGAAGTGCGAGTCGGGGATGCCGGACTGGTTGAAGTAGCCGTACTGCGAGTTCGCAGACGAGGCGGTCGAGTGCAGGTTGACACGGTTGTACACCGTGAGCGCCTTGCGGCTCTTGTTGACCGTGATCGGCCGCCACGCGGCGCCAGGGTATCTAGCCATGCGTCACGCCTCCTTCTTGAACAGCCGCCAGAATCGCTCGGACGAGATCACAAGGAGCAGTCCGACGTACCGCCAGAACGGGTGACCCCACGCAGCGCGGAACACGTCATCCGCCGAACAGGTTGAGTGCATAGACGATGGCTGCGACGGCGAGTGACACGCCACCACCAGCGAGGAGCCCGGTCACTGCGGCACGCCCCCGCGCGGTGGCCTGCTCGGCCTCGACGAGGCGGAGTCGGCCGTCGTAGTGCTCGAGGCGGCTCGTCTGGGCTGCGATCTGGGTAAGCGCCTGGCTGATCTGACCCTCAAGCCTGGCGATCGCGATGAGCACGGACAGTCGCTCATCATCGGGGAGGTGCTCGGGCATAATCAGCTCCCTATCCGGACGGCGTAGAAGGTCGGCGACCAGTCCCCAGATAGTCCGAGGTCGCGCGCCGTGTTGGCAGTGTTGTTCTGATCAACCTTTGCCTCGATGTAATCCCCTGCATCGAACCAATAAACGGTGGACGTCCCACCCTTCTGGGAGACATTGGCTGTCGTACCGGCGTTCTGCTCCTGGCTGATCGTCGTCGACCCGTTCAGGTCGATCAGGTACCGGACGTAGATGTAGTCAGCGGCTAGAGCGATCTGACCCTGCCACCCGACGTGGTACCAACCCGCGACGGCGAAAGTAATCCGGGAATTGTTCACGGTGTTGCTGTGCATCCCGTATAGGTCGTCGACCTCTGAGTCGAACCCGACCGTAACGAGTGTGTTATCGGCACACGACAACACGGTGGTCCGTGTAACGCGGCATGCTTGCGTCGCCACATCACTTGCCCTGATGAACTCCCCGGCGTTAGGCATCTTGCGTCTCCCCTACAGCGCGTATATCGCGGGCTTAAAGAGCGCGACCTCGGTACCGGCGTCGTGGGTCTTCACGACGCCATTCACGCTGCGCGTTACCGTGAAGATCTGCGAGGCCCCCACACCTGTGACGGCAGAAACGCGCATCCGTTCGCCGCCGATCATCAGGTCATAGGGGGCGTCGGCGTCGCCCCACACGGGGCCAGTCGGAGTGATGGCAACAATCGCGCCGCCATCGAGCGTCGCGGGTGAGGTGACGGTCCAGGTCTTGCCGGTGCTGTCCACGAACGACGTCGTCCCGGCGAGCTGCTCGCCAAAGTTCGGGCTCGCCACGATCGTGCCGCCGATGCCATTGCGGACCTCGGCGGAGAAGACGCGGCCCGCCATGCGTTCCGACGCCCCGTTGTTGTACGAGCCGACGTTGACCTCCGCCGTACCCACGAAGAGTGACGTGGTTCCGGCCTGGGTGACCGTCGCCCCGAGCTGGGTCCACGCGGAACCGTCAGGGCTGGTGTAGAACCGGATGTCCCGACCGGCCGCGCCGTTGTCCACGTCGAGCGTTGCGCGGACCCACAGCGGCTCACCATCAGCGACCGTTGGGGCGACCGTGGAACTAGCGAACAGGGCAGCAGCCCCGTCCTCTGACCAACTCAGGGTCAGGAGGCCGGTCGTCGTCGCGACTCGGAATCTCCAGGACTGTTGGCCTCCACCGGTCATCCACTTGCTGACCAGGGTCGACAATGCACCCGGGGTCCAGTCGTCCAGCGCCACGTGAGCCCGGACGTCGAGGTTCTGCGTGAAGTCCAAGGAAGCGTGGCTGGGTGTCGAAGCGCGGCCAGGAGACACGCCGTCCAGCAGGAGCGCGCCACCCGCTGCCAGGGTGGTCCCGTCCGACGAGTACCGCGCCTCACCCGGGCCAGATTCGTCGTCCCACACCGCGACCGCATACGGCGACGCAGGTGAGCAGTTCACATCGGTAGTCCACTGGTGCCCTGTCAGCACCTCGCTGAAACCCTGGGCGATCTGCTGCACATCATCCGGTGGCATGAACGCGGGCAGACCCGTCACCGTCAGCAGGTCCCCGATATCGAGGCGGCGCGCGTCACTGGTCAGGTCCGCGTCACCGGTGAACGCCGGCATGGCCAGATCGAAGCCCAGCACTGGGTACCGCGCCTCGTCGACCGTGCCGACGTGGACCCGCCACGACGCCTGATCCAACAGGCCGCTGTCGTCCTCCAGCGAAACGGTGACATCCTCTTCATACCGGCCGACGCCGTCAGGTGGTGGCTGAACGGACATCGCACCGGTAGTCAGCTCAGCCCGTGCCGAAGATCCGTTGGTACGCGTGACGGTGACATCGTTCCGGGTCGACTCGTCATCCTCGACCGGTTCGATCTGCGCCAGCACCCTGTCGCCGTACGGCAGGGTCAGGCGTGGCGTCTGTGAGTACAAGGACGCCCTCGGTCGGTACGCCAGCCCGAGCACACCACGCGGCTCGTGCAGAATGCCCATGTCCGACGCCGCCGCCCCTCGCAACGCCTCCAGTTGCATGCCGGGTAGCTGTGGCCCCAGGAGTGTCGAGTCGGCAAAGTCGCCAGCGATGACAACCTCTACCCCCAGCTCGGTGCCGACGCGGAGGACACGCTCCGTGGCGCGCTCCCCGTCATACGCGGACAACGCTCTTGTCAAAGCACCGGAGGGCAGACTCTCATTCAGGACTGCCACGTGACCAATAGACCCACCTGCCAGACCGGCACCCCACCCGTTCATCACTACTTGCCAAGCGCGAGTGGCCGTCTGGGACGCCAGTGTGCCTGTCTGTGACACCGCACTGAGAGTCCCGGTGACATTCCGGCGGAGTGTCCAATCGACGTTCGCCCCGTTCTGCACGAGGGTCAACTGAAGCCACGCGTCGACACCGTTCAGGGCGAAGACGGTCTGGAACGCTGTCGAGAGCAGGTTGACGCCCTCCCCGTCCTGCGCCACCAGTGACACCGCACCATCCGAACGGGTGCGGATCGCCCACCGCGACGCCGTCCCATCCGTGTGTATCCGGCAGATGCTCGTGTCACTCGCCACCCCCGCCGCAGGGACGTGTACCAAGAACCGCACATGCACCACGCCGGTACTTGGATAGAAAGGCACATGCCCTATCCATGACCCGTCCTCGATTACCGGTATCGGCTTGGACGCGGCATACCCTTCATACCCAGCGAATTCCGCCGTACCGTCGAGGGTCATGCCTTGGTGTCCGGGGATGGCGGAGGCGAACTGAGTTGATTCACTTCCGTCTTCGCAAGGCCAGTACGCCACCAATGACCCCAGTGACGTCAGCCCACGATAAAGCACTGACGTTTCTTCCGACGACCCCTGGCTAAGCCTGCGGAATATCCCCGACGCTTGGATGGGGACGGTTGCGTCCCGTGCCGTCTTGTCCCACCGAGGAGGCCACGAACTGACCTCGCCATGGAACCGGGCCCCGGGGTTCACGATCACCGCAGGTCCAACCAAAGACCATGCCCTGCCCTGGGCGTCCGTGAAATCCGTGATGGTGCTGTCCTGGGCGGTAAAGTCCGGTGACGTAACCACTGTGCCGCCGATACCGGAACGAACCTGCGCGCCGTACACCTTGCCCTGGAGAAGTACATCCTGGCTGGAATCCGACAGGGCATAACCAACCCTGACTGCTGCGGTACCCGAATGGACCGAGGTGACCCCCGCCGTGGTGACAGTCGACCCGAGTTGGGTGTACGCGCCATTGATGTCCGTGGCGGTCCAGAACTTCACGTCGCTCCCGGCGGCACCGTTATTCACGTCCAACGTGACCCGCACGGTCAGACGGGGCGAACCCTCGTCCACTGCCACCGTCGAGTACACGGTAGCCACCTCGTTCGTACCGTTTGCCGACCAGTAGAAGGCGAGCCGCCCATCAGGTTCCAACCAGAAGGACCAGGAACGCGTGTCGGGGAAGTAGTCCTTCTTGCTCGCCAGCCCGTACCCGTACCAGTCATCCCCAGGGCGCCAGGTATGAGGCTCCACGTCCACTCGCACGTCGATGTCCCCAGTGATGTCCAGGGCTGCGACATCCGGCGTGGCGGCGTACGCCAAGCCTGTCCCGAGGGTCGACAGGCCGTTTCCCTGCAAGTGCAGGTGCACGACCTCGGTAGTCGGCGCCAGGACACGGATCGGCGTGTTCCGACCCAGCTTCCCGTAGTACGCACCATTCGGGTTCCGCGGCGAGTAGTTCCCCGACCGGTTGTCCAGCGTCAGGGAGCACGACGACGGCTCCACTGTGGACGCCTCATCCGGGCGACCTCGCGTGATCGTGATCCCGTCCGCATACCGAACGTCCGCAGAGATGTCCGTCCACACGCCGTCGATCAGCATCTGGGTCTCGATGTCGAAGGTCGTCATGAGCGCCCCAATGCCATCTGGACGTTGCCGCCATGCTTCTTGCGGACCTCTTCACGGATGAGCTTCATCAGCGCTGGACCGAGGTCCACGTTGACCGTCTTCGCCGGCTGAGCATCCGCACGACGCAGCGGCTCCGGGCGACCGAGTCCGTTGTACACGGTGTTGTACCCGGGCGAGAGCGTGCCCCCGTTGTCGAACTTCGGGATCTTCCCGGGGATCGGGCTGCCCGGGACCTTCTTGTTGATGTACCCCGCGATGTTCGACCACAGGCCGGCGGACATCTTCTTGAGGAAGCCCGTCATCCAGCCGCCGTGGGTCATCATCTCGGAGATCTGCTTGGGGAGTGCCCGGAGCGTCTTCAGGGTGTCCGCGATCGTGGAGAACCATCCACCCTGGTTCATCGCCGACTTGCCACCGGCGCCGAGGTGAGCCATCTGGGAGAACCCGCCCGAGATGGCACCCATCGCGCCCGGGCCCACCAGGACGCCCCGGCCGCCACGGGACTCGACGTTAGTTCCGGCGAGCGTGCCAGCCATGTGCCCGACGCCGGACAGCCCGTAGTTCGGGGTGGAGGAGATCGTGAACTGACCGGGCCCTTTCTTGAACCCGCCCCACGGGAAGTTCGCGGTGCTGCCCCGCCTCGAGTGCGGGTACTTGTCCTGCAGCACGTTCGTGATCGCCGACATGAACCCGCTGCAGTCGTACGCGCTCGGCCCGACGGCGCCCCAGCCGTACGGCTTGCGCGCTTGCGACGCCGCGAACTTCTGCGCCCGACCGATCGCAGCAGCATCCAGTGCCCCACCGTTCGCGAACTTCGGGTCGCCGTTCAGGTTCCCGTTCAGCACCGCCTTGCGCATCGCGTACATCGCACCCTGGCCGCCAGCAGCCCGGACCTCCGCAGCGGTCCATACGTGCTCACCCTTGGACAGGCGCGCCGTGATGCTGTCCGACGTCCCGGTCCCAGGGCCGCGGATCGCGCCACCCTTGGCGAACTTGAGCTTCACCGGCGAGATGTTCACGCCCGGGATCGCATTCAGCATCTTGCGCAGGCCGTTGTTCCAGACCGTGTTGACGAGGAACCTCACGGGCTTCTTCGCCATGTCCTGCAGCCCGTTCCACCAGGACTTGACCTTTGCCACGCCGGTCTTGAACGCACTCGGGATGGTCTTCGTGACAAAGTTCGCGATCGGGGAGAACACGTGCTTCTTGATCCACTGCCATCCGGCATTCAGACCCGACTTGATTTTCGACCAATGCTTGATGATCATCACGACCGCGAACCCGATCGGGCCAGTCAAGATCCCGAGCAACAGCGGCCAGTTCTTCTTGATCCAACCCCACACTTTGGAGATCGCACCAAGGATCCAGTTCCACGCCTTCCGGAAGAACGCGACAGTGCTCTCCAGCGCGACCTTCAAGAACCCCACGAATGACGCCCAGATCTTCTTGCCGAGCTTCGTCTTCGTGAAGAACCACACGAGGGCGGCGACCAGCGCGACGACGGCCGTGATGATGATGCCGATCACGTTCGCCTTCATGGCGACGTTTAGTGCCTTCTGGGCGACGGTGATCGCCTTGATGATCGCGGGCACGGTGACCGTGAAGAAGATGTACAGCTTCCATGCAGCCAGGGCGACCCCGAGGGCAACAGCAACACCCATCATCAGGTCTCTGTTCTTGGCCATCCATTCGCCCATGCGCTGCACCGCAGGAACAACAGTGTTCTTGACGAACCCGCCGAACTCCTTGAGGCGCGGAATGATCTCACTCTTGAACCACTCGGCAAACTTCTTGAGGGCCGGCACGCCCTTGGATGTGATCCAGTCGCCGACCTTCTCCATCGCCGGCATGAGATAGGTCTCAAAGGCGGGCAGCACCTTGTTCAGCACAAAGTCCGTGAGCAGCTTGAAGACCGGCACGAGCTTGAGGCCAACCTTCTCGATGACCTGCGACCAGCCGACCTTGATCTGGTCCGACGCGTTCGCGGTGGCCTTCGCCACTCCGCCGACCTGGCCCTCGACCGCCTTCATGATCATCTTCTGAGCACCGGCGACATCGCCGGCCTCCTGCATCGCCTTGATCTTCTCCTTCTCCTTCTCGGTGAAGGAGACGCCAACCCGGGACAGCGCGGTCAGACCCTTGGTCGGGTCCTGCAGCGCCTTGCCGAGCATGGTCGACGCGGACGAGACCGAGCCGAACCCTGCGGCCGACAGGTCGGTCGCCAGGCCAAGGGTCTTGTCGAACGTGCCCCCGACCTTGTCCGCCGATCCAGCGATGCTGGAGAACGTCGACAGGACCGCCGCGCCCTCCTTGACCAGGTTCTGGTCAATGCCCGTCTGGCGCGCGAGCTTGTCGGACAGGTTGACCACTCGACCGGAGACCTTGTCTGCCGCCGCGCCGAACTGATCCATCGACTTGAAGATCTGCTTGATACGGGCGTTAGACGTTCCCGCCTTCTCGCCCGCATCGAACAGGGCCTTGCCCGCGACCACAGCACCTGCAGCCATCGCCGCGCTCGCGACCAGCGCCACCTTGCCGACGCCCTTGAGGATGCCGCCGACCTTGCCGGAAGACTTCTGCAGGGGCTTCGTGTCACCCGTGTATCGGACTACTAGCTGACCAGCCCTGGAAACCATCGGGTCACCCCCTGTTCAGTTGTCTTCCTGTGCCTTCTGCCATCTCTGCATGTACCGGCCGAAGGCGTAGTACTCCTCGACGCCCAAGTCCTCGAACTGGCCCGGGGTGATCCGCCAGAAATGGCAGTACTGCGCCATCTCGTCGTAGTACTCCTCCCTGAGGAGTGCTACGGCTTGGTAGGGTCCTCGACGTCAACGTCGTCGTCGACCTCGGGCACGACCTCCCCGAAGTCCTCGCCCTCGTCGAGGTCGTCGCCTTCGTCGTCGTCGTCGATCTCCTCGTCCAGCCAGGGCTGGAACGACAGGGTGATATCCCCTGACTTACGGCCCGCGAGGAACTCGGCAGCGAGGCCCAGGAGCAGCGGGTTGGACGGGTCCATCTTGTGCCGCAGGAGCAGTTTGGACGCGTCCAGCAGGTCTCGTCTCTTCATCGGTCAGCCCTTCTTCGCAGTGATTCCAGCCTCGCGCGCGACGCCCAAGAGGGCGTCCATGTATTCCTTCTCGATGTACGGCATCTCGTTCACAGCCGACTGCCGTATGTAGGGCCGCTTGATCCCGTCGCGAGACACCACTCGCCGCCCCCATTGCTGGACGGGGTTCGTCCGCGCCTTCGTGCCCGCCAGGATCCGCAGCACGTTCGTGGAGGCGGACGCGCGCGGTTTGGCTCCCGCGCCCGCCCCCACAGATTCCGGCTTCGGGTACGCGCGGTCGATGATGCGCTGACCGATGGCCTTGTTGCGCTGACCGAGTTCCTTGCGCAGCGCCGGGTCGATCTTGCCGATGGCCTTGACCAGCTCCCGGACGCCGTCGACCTGGATGGGCGCCCCGGTCGGGGACTTGGCCATGAGGCTCAGATCCCTGTGCCGCGCTGGATGCCGGTGGGCGACGAGTTGCGGATCGGGACGTCGGTCGCAGACGCCTCGCCGACGGCACCGGCGATCGGGTTGAACCCGAGCAGCACACCCGTCATCGTGTACTCCGGGTTGGTCGCCGAGGCGACGGCCGAAGTCGGACGGACGATGACCGGGAACGGGTCACCCGACTGCGACAGGGGCCACAGGGTGTCGTCGACACTCGCCGCCTCGAAATCCTGGAAGACGTTCAGCGTGATCGTGCCGTCGCCGAGGCCCTGCAGGATCTCCTTGTACAGGCCACCGAAGCCGGTCACGTCGACCTCGTCGAACGTTGACTCGACCGTCACCGACGAGCAGTGGTCGGAAAGGTCCACTCCATCGACCGAGACGAAGGCATCTTTCAGTACGAACTTTGCCATGGCTCACTCACTCCTCTTCTGTGTCGGCCGTGGTGGCCGCGGTAGTGCCGGACTGCGCCGGCGTCTTGGCGGCCGGACGGATCTGCCCGCGCTGCAGGAGACGCTGAGTCCCCGGGTCCTCCGGGTCGAGGTCGACGACCTCGCCAGGAGAAATCTCGCGGACCCGAAGAGGTCCGACGACGGTGTACTTCTTCGGCTTGGCCATCTCACGCCTTCCCTGGTGCCATGACGTGGACCATCAGGACCGCGCCGAGGTAGGTGATGCCGTTCACCTCGTGTGCGCCGTAGTCCGTGGACCGTTCGACACGCAGGTCATCGACCACGCCACCGAGAGTGGAATCTGCTTCTATCGCCGCCTTGATCGACGACGCGCCGAACGGGTCCAGGTATGAGTCGAGCTGGTCCTGGCCGTCGACATCCGAGGCGCGCGACGCGAAGACCATGATCGGGATGGTGTGGTCGTCGTGGCCGCGACCGAACGTCTTGTCGTACTCGGTGTCGGGGCCGCCGACCATCGCGACCGGCACATTGGCAACGTCGCGGACGTACTTCTCAGCCTGCAGCCCGGGAACGGTCGCGATCGCCGTCTGGAGCGCCGCCCTGATGTCCGAGATCTTTCCCATCACGCCACTGCCACGGGGTAGCGCACGTACGGGGCCAATCTCTTCATGACCATCTTGTTCTCGCGCACACTGACCGTCCCGTAGTCCGTCGCGCCGGCGACACCGAACGGTGCGTCCTTCATCTTGAAGAGCTCGTGCGCGATCATCAGGCACGCCTGCTTCACGGGGAGCGGCACCGCCGTCCAGCCCCAGCGCGCAGTCACCTGGACGGAGGCGAACTTGGCCGTCGGGAACAGGCGCGAACCATCCGACCACAGTTCGTAGAACGGCCACCCGGGTTGACCTGACACGACGCCGTTCAACGGCCGCTGCTCGAACTCGGCAGATGCCCACGTCGTGTCGTACACGCCGTCACCGTTCGTGCTCGTCTTCACGATCAGGCCGGTCGGCGTGTGAAAGTCGTCGACCTTCACCAGCGTGGAGTGCAGCGGCCGGTACACCCGAGCGGACGCAGTATCAGCGTCATTGAACTGCCGGTGGCACACCGACTCGATTGCCCGAGACGCTGCCGTCAACGCATCCGTGAGGACGTCGTCGTACGTGTCCTGGGTGTTGTTCGAGTACACCTTCAGTTCCGCGAGCGTCGCGTAGTCCGCGCCGAGAGCCAAGGGTCAGCCCTCGTGCGGTGCAGGCTCAGGCGTCGGCTCCGGTGCGGGCTCGACGGCGGGTGCCGCGTGAGCCGCGGTGTACGCCTCGACGACGGCGTCCGAGATCTTGCCACGCTTGGGCACGTCGATCCCGTTCTCCGTGGCCCACGCGCGAACGGCCTTGGTGTCGGGGCCGGACTCTGGCGGCGGCTCGGGGCGCTTCTGTCCGGGGCGGGCCCTGGCGTCCTCGATGCCGCGCGATACGCCAACCTCCGAGAACAGGTGCTCACGCCCCTTGACGATGGGGTGGTCCGCACGGATGCGAGTCTCCCCGGCGTGGATGACCACACGACGGCCGTCGTAATGGCAGGAGAAGCTGGTCTTCGCGACCAGGAGCGGTGCTGCGTCTTCCATCGGGGTGCCCCTCTCAGAGACGTGGGAAGTTGGGGTGCACAGAGGGCGCCCACGCAGGATGCGTGGACGCCCTCAGGCGGTTCTGATCAGACCAGGTCGTTGGCCACGTAGCGCTGGAACGCGGAGTCGACCAGCACCTTGCAGGCGTTCCGCCAGTAGGCGTAGATGCCGCGCTGACCGGAGGGCCGGTTACTCCCCGTCGCGAACAGGTGCGGCACGAGCTCGACGCTCATGCCGATCCGGTCCACGATCAGGAACTGGGAGAAGTCCCCGAACACGGCCTGCACGGTGTCGTTCGCAGCACCCTCGTCGAACGCGGGGATCTCGGAGTGACGGAGCGCCGGGTACCCGATCAGCTCCGGGGGGAGGCCGTCAGCGAGACGGACCCACAGGTTCGAGCCGCCGGAGGTGTCGAGCTGGCGGACCGCGTTGTAGAAGCTGCGGTGAGCGAGCCAGGTCGCATTGTCGAGCCACCGGTCGTCCAGGGCCTCCTCGGTGGCGTAGACGTCCCCGACCGCGAACGTCGATGCCGTCGCGGGGTCCACGTTGTTCGTGGTACCCGTGAGCAGGCCCTCCGGGTTCGGCGGCGTGCCGTTGCCGGTCATGAACGACGTGGCCTCCTCGGTCCGCTTGGCGTCGGCGAGGACCATGGTGATCTCCGACTTCATCCGCGCCCAGTCCGCCTCCAGCTCCAGCGAGAACGGCACGAAGGCGTCCACGCGGGTCGCCTGCACCGTCGGCTGGCCCAGGGTGAACGAGTCGTCGTCGGACTCGTCGGCCTCACCGGAACGACCGACCGTCACGCCCGCAGAAGTCACGCCCTGCCACTCCTTGCCGACGATCTGCTCCACGCGCGAGATCTGGCGCAGCGGGTCGTTCACACCGGCGCTGGTCAGGATGATCGACGGGTCGAGCTGGAACGGGACCGCGAACCCGCCCGCCGAGTCCGTGCCGAGGGACAGCGCACGCTGCTCCTCGGAGGTCAGACCGCCCTGGCCGTTCTGCGCCAGCATCTTGCCGAACGCACGGTCGTACACCGGGCTGCCCGTGGTCAGGATCCGACGAGCCAGGGTGCCCTTCTCGTCGTCCACCGAGTCGAGCAGCTTCTCGACCTGGGCCTGAGCGGCGGAACGGTCCTTGGCGCCCGGGAACCTGCCCTGCTCGATGGCGCGCATCGCGTTGTCGCGGTACAGCTTCGGCAGGTCGTCGATGCTGCGGGCCTGGTTGCGAAGCTCGCTCAGGTCGTAGATGTTCTCCGGGCGACGGGCGGTGCCCGGGGCCGACGTCGGGCGAACCCGCTCGGTGGCGCCCGGGTTCTCGGACAGGGCGCGGATGCGCTCCTGCCGGGCCTGGGCGTCCGCGATGGCGCGCTCGTGAGTGTCGTACTCCTCGCTGATGGAGTCGAACTCGGTGCGTGCCTCCTCGGACAGCTCGGAGCCGGCGTACTCGGTGTCGATCTCGGCGAGGCGGGCACGGATCTCCGACTGGCGGGCCGCGCGCTCCTCGATCGTCATGGTCTCCATGGGGAGACTCCTTTCGGGGGTCGTCTTGGTCTTGCTCACGGCCGCGGAGTGCTTCACGGGCGGGTCCTCGGAGTGCGTCGCCTCAGGGGCGGGCGGGTCCTCGGAGTGCCGGGTAGGCGGGTCCTCGGGCTGACCGGCCACAGGAGCGGCCGGAATCTTGGGGATGCGCAGCGCCTGGCTGCGCGCGACGGCGTCCTCGAACGCGTCGGGGTCGCGGCGACGAAGCCGCTCGTAGAACTGGTCCGTCGTGGACCGCAGGCCGGTCGTCGAGTTCGTCGCGGGGGACGCGGGGAACACCGTCGGGCCGAACTCGATCATCCGGACCTCCTTGATGGTCCGTTCCGCGATGCCGCGCGGGTTGCTCTCGCTCGGCTCCGGCTCCTCGTCCCACTCGTCACGCAGGACCTGGAACCGGAACGACTGACCGTACGCACCAGCAGCCAGCGCGGGCGCCAGATCGCGGTTGTACGACGTGTCGAACAGGGGCGTCTCGGCGTAACCTCCGCCGTCGCGCTCCTCCAGAACCTCGGGGACACCCAGCGGCTTGTCGCCCACCATGGGGTCGAGACCGTGCTCGAGGAGGACGCGGATCGGAGTCTCGCCGGAGCGGTTCTTCATCGTCCGCTTGAACGCACCAGGTGCGATCCGCTCGATGAAGTTGCCCTCCATCCACGAGTTGATCTCGTACGGAGAGTCGAACAGGGAGAAGTGGCCGACCATCGTGCCCAGACCGGTCGCCTCCACCTCCGGGTCGTCACCCTCGGCACGCAGGGTGATCGACTGGTCCAGCGCGCGGCACACCGGGACGTCGAGCGTCACCGGCGGCGCCGCGCGCATGGCCTCTTCGTCAGGCGTTGTCATCGCTGTTCCCTTCGTCTTCGGACGTACCGACGTCCGCTGGCTGGGCCTCTGGCTGAACCTGCACGCTCGGCAAACCCGTGTGCTTGAGCAGGGCCCAGTCGTTGTTCTTCACGGCGAGCACGATGGACTCGGGCTTGAACCCGCTGTCCGCGAGGGTGCGGATGGTCTGTGCTTCCTTGCCCTGGACCGTCGCCGACACCTCGGCGTCCTCGCGCATGAACGGCATGTCGCGCGTGTCGTACCAGAGCTGCGCGCCGTCGGGCGGCTTGACCAAGGTCTCGAGCGAAGCCGCGGCGTTGGACCACAGGTGATGCATGGTCCCGTCAGCGAACCGCCGGCGAGCGGCGTTGAAGTTGCCCGCGTTGAGCGCCGAGCCCTGCAGCCCCTCGGAGAAGCCGACCCATGACGGCGGGACACCAGCGGCGGATGCCAGGCGGGACTCACCCTTGCCCTGGGTGGTGGAGAACTCCATCTGCCGGAAGTCGTTGCCGAGCGGCATTACATCGGCGCCGCCGCCGAGGTAGAGCGTTTTATAGGCATTGAACGCGCCCTTATGCTCCGCCTCCATGAGCTCCTTGAACTCACGGACCTGCTCCAGCGTCTGGGAGGCGTCGAACTTGATCGCCATGTTCGGACTCGCCGCATTCTCGAAGTAGCGGCGCTTGTGAATCAGTGCCAGGTCGTCCGACTGGACATCACGCAGCACGGTCGACGGCCAAGCCATCCCGAGGAAGTTGTTGTCCGGGTCCGGGATCGGGGCGTACATCGCGAACTGCTCCGGGAGCAGCACCGTTCCGCGCGCGTTCGGCGGCTTGTAGATCAGGCCCGCGATCTCCGCGTCACCCGCCTCGTTCGGGTGGTCCGCATCCTCCTCTGAGCCGATGACCACCGTGCACCACAGCGGCTGCAGGACCTTCAAGCGGCCCGGCAGGCGACGCACGAACGACGTGCCAGCCAGCGACACGTCGAGCTCCATGCGCGCCAGGAGGTCACCCGTCGTGCCGCCCTTCCACGGCCGCTCCAGAAGAGACAGCGCGGGAGTGCCGAACAGGTCGGTGCGCTTCCCGCCGGCGAACCGTGTGAACGCGAACCGTGCTTGCGCGAACACCTGCATCCTGGCCAGGACGAGCGAGAAGATCGGGCCGTTCGTCCGGTACGCCGACGCCGCGGATGACGCGGGCTGCTCCTGGTTCGGGGACCAGGACTGCGTCAGGAACGGGGCGTACGACGGGCCGAAGAACTCCGCCCAGTCGTTCACGGACAGGCTCGAACGCGCCTCGCCAGCAGGTGACGACTGGCGCGACGGCAGCAGGCTTTCCCAGAGCTTCAAGGTCGCCGCTCCAGGTTCATGACCCCAGCCACGCCGATGAGCGCGCCGGCCGACATCAGGGCCGCGGGGACGTCGATCGCCAGGCCGATGCCAGCGACCAGGAGCAGGCACCCCAGGATGAGGAGAACAGCAGCCGTGCGCGTCATGGTGACCTCCTCGTCAGGTGAGAAAGAACGGGGCTGGCTTGGCGGGCGGTAGGCGCTCTGCGCACCACATCGCCCAGGTCGCCGCCTCGAGCATGGAGATATCGCCGTCCTTGCGGCCGAACACCTTGCGATCGCCGACCTTGCGCCACTGAGCCGACGACACGGCATCGTTCAGCACCGTGTAGTCGCCGTGCTCGATGCTCGAGGTGCGCACGGCCTTGTCGAGGTCCGAGCACGCCTGCACGTAGTCGTCGAGTCCGCCGCGCGTCACCTTCACGCCCGCGTCCTCAAGGTCACGGATCAGGTAGTCCGCAGGCCCCTTCGCATCCAGAGCCACCGCGCAACCCCGCTCGGACTGGATGCGCTTCACCTCGGAGACGAAAAGATCCTGCTCCTCGGCGCGAACCCGGAGCGTCGAGCCTAGGTGGGTACGTGTGCCGGCTGATGCTGCACCCAGCGACAGCCACACCTGATCCACGTCGGCCGCGACGCCGAGCGCCGTCGGCTCGCTGGGTGGGATCGTTGTCGCCAGGTTCGCCCACGTGGGGAAGATCGAGTTACCCGACTCGAGCAGCCGGGGCCACATGTTCAGGTACTGGGCCGCCCAGCCGCGTACAGGGTCCGGATCGTCGAACTCCGGCTCATCCTGGCCAGCCAGCGCCGCCGCGTACTTCTTCGCGATCAGCGTCCGACGAGCCTCGGTCCAGTGAGCCGACGCCGCCTTCCACGTCGCCTCGTCCGCGACATCCGCATCCGGGTGTGCACCCCACAGGAGGAGCAGCACATCCCGGTCCGCGTTGCGCAGAGCGGCAACCAGGCGACGGCGCATGAGCGACGTCGCCTTCACGTGCGCCGTCGAAGTCAGGTGCAGCTGCGGCCAGGTCCGCTCGAGCAACGCAGGCTCGAGGCCCTCCGTGATCGCCGTCGGATCCACGCCCCACGACTCGTCCACCTGGCCGTAACAGACGTCGTAGCCGTACACAGCATTCTCGGCACGGAGCAGCCACCGGTCATCCGCGGTCGCCTGAACTTCCTGCGCGCCGCCGAGCCGGATCACGTTCCACCCGCGACGCTCCGCCCACGACCACGCCGGCCTGTGGATCTCCTTGCCCACGGCCAAGTCTTTGGACACCAGCATCGCGAGCTGTGTCTCACCGATGCGCTCAGCGTTCGCGATCCGCCACAGAGCCGAGACCCGAAGCCGCACCGACTTGCCGATACGCCGAGGACCCGAGTCCACGATCTCGCTGTACACGAGGTCGCCGTTCTCGTCGTGCTCGAGCTGCCGCGTGATCGCCAACGCCTGCCACCACCGCGGCGTGACACGCATCTCGCGCTTCGCCCACTCCAGGCACTCGGCGCCATACGAACCAACCGCGCGAGGGTGCCGAGGAGACATCGCCAGAGGGATCGCGGCGTCGGCCGGCACGTCGCGAAACTCCGCCAGCCACGGCGACTCGTACACCGCCGCCATCGCGTCGCCACGCGCCTCGAGGATCCCCGAGAGAGTTACAGGCGGGGCAAGCGTCGTGACGGTCACGGATGCCCTCCTGTCCAATTCCGACCCAGGAGAGAGAAGAAAGAG